CCATTGCTGGCATTGATATGCACCTGATGGTGTTTCACCCAGACTATGACGCTGAGAAGGCTGGTCTGGACTTTCTCATTGAAGATGGGGTAGTTGATGATTCCCTGACATACTGCATGGTATTTGTGCAGAGATTATCAGTGTTGGATGATGCAGCATTGAGTTTAGAAAAGAGTGGCTACTACTTGAAGTTTCCTGTAGAAGTATTTCACTCGTTAGTTATAGACAGACGGAGATTAAGAAATGGCTGAGAAAAAAGATCCAGTTGCTGGTATGAGTAAGGCACAAATTCTCAAAGAATTTAGTCCTAAAATTATAAGACAATTTGGTGAAGATGAACTTAAATTTATAAAGGATGAATCTAGTGGTCCGGGTGGTGTTGACAGGCTACGCAGTTATGTCCGTGATTATTTTTATGCTAAAGGCGGTTCTGTTACAAAGAAGAAAATGATGCGTGGTGGTGGTATGCTTAAGGCCGCTGGCAAAAAGAAAATGATGCGTGGTGGAGTTGCCAAGAAGAAAATGCGTGGCGGTGGCATGGCTAAGATGGCAGCTAAGAAAAAAATGATGCGCGGTGGAATGGCTAAGAAGAAGAAGTAATGCCAGTACTACAATCAGGTTCAAAGTTCCGTACCGAAGTCGTGTCGTTGTCCACAACGAACAAGACGAATGTGTACACCGTACCTGCAAACTTTTCTTCACACTTGGAGAACTTGTTTGTAAGTAATAACCACACAGGTAACGTGACTTTGAGCCTACATTTTTTTCATGCAGATGATAATACAGAGTATGACTTGTTGACTGCTCACAATATTTCAGGTGGTTCCTATGAGTCTATCTTTACTGTAGACAGACCACTGTATCTACATGCAGGTGATATTATCAAATGCACAGCAGGTACAGCTAGTAAGCTAGTTGTTACTACTGCATGTGAAGAATTTTTTGACCCAGCGAGATAGGAGACAGGAGATGCCACGTGTCACTAAAAAACCAGCCGCTAAAAAGAAAGCCACACCGACTTCAGCGAAAGCGAAACAGACTAGAACGGTTAAACTTGCGGCGGGTGGTGCGCCAAAGAGCAAAAGCAGAGTTAATGAAGCTGGCAACTATACTAAGCCCGGAATGAGGAAGCAACAGTTTAATCGCATTAAGGCTGGTGGCAAAGGTGGCGCACCCGGTCAGTGGTCAGCACGTAAAGCCCAGATGCTTGCCAAGGCTTACAAGTCAGCAGGTGGAGGTTACAAGTCGTGAAGTGGAACATGTATTTTTACTTCTTGTATTTGTAGGCATTGGAGAAGAAAAGAAACTAGAGAGCAAAGACTTATTCTTTAGGGATTTGCAAGAGTGTGTCTGGTACGCACAGACATTACATAAACAAGGGAATTTAGTTACAGCATACTGCCTTCCTAAATACGTTAACCCCGGCAACGTAAGGATATATTAATGGACCCGATTAGTGCAATGGCAACCGCTTCTGCGGCGTTTGGTGCTATCAAGAAAGGCTTTCAAATAGGCCGTGACATTGAGTCTATGGCCTCAGACCTGTCTCGTTGGATGGGTGCAATGTCCGACTTGGACATGCTTGAAAAAGAAGCCAAAAACCCACCCATATTTAAAAAACTGTTTGCAGGTAAGTCTGTAGAGCAAGAAGCCATAGAAACATTTGCCGCGAAGCAGAAGGCTCAACAACAAAGGTATGAGTTACAGCAGTGGATTGGCATGACTATGGGCAGGTCCAAGTGGGATGAACTCGTGCGTATGGAAGGCTCCATTCGTAAGCAACGCCAAGAGACATTGTACAAACAACGGCAACGTAGGCGTAAGTTTGTAGAGATTGTAGCATGGATAGTGATGCTAATACTTGGTGCAGGTTTGCTTGTAGGATTTGTGATGTTTCTCAAGAGTACAGTGGCCCACGCTGCAGACCCAGAGTATGTAACCTGTAGGCTCAAGGGCTGTACAAAGGTAGACAATCAGCGGGTATGTATATATCAAGGGGCTAACAATACTGTAGACCAAGTATGGATAGACTTCCACGAGTTCTTCCCCAAAGAGATACAGTGCAAGTATGACCCAAAAAATGAAAAGCCACCTACGATGCAAGAGACATTTGAAGCAATTAAGAAGTCGAGAAAGTAATGAAAAAGCCACAGCAGAGCCTTAAAAACTGGACAGCGCAAAAGTGGCGCACTAAATCAGGAAAGCCATCTGCAAAGACAGGTGAAAGGTATTTGCCTGAAAAAGCAATAAAGTCCTTGACAAGTGCAGAGTATGCTGCTACAACTAGGGCTAAGAGAAAAGGCAAAGCAGCAGGTAAACAATTTGTTAAACAGCCGAAAAATATTGCCAAGAAGACTGCACAGTTTCGGAGAGGCTAATGTTAAACTTACTCATAGGACCAATCTCTCAACTCGCGGGTACGTGGCTTGAAGGAAAGGTTGAAACTAAGAAAGCAGAGACTGCATCTAAAGTCGCAACGGCGAAGGCTGAAGCGGTTATTATGGAAAAAAAGGCGACCGGGGAAATAGACTGGGATTTGGAGATGGCTAAAGGTAGTCAGTCTTCATGGAAAGACGAATGGCTTACTATTTTATTTTCAATCCCGCTTATCCTAGCCTTCATTCCCGGCATGGAGGAAGTAGTTGCAAATGGATTTGCACAACTCAATGCGATGCCTGAATGGTATCAATATAGCCTTGGTGTTATTGTTGCTGCCAGCTTTGGTGTACGCAGTGCTACAAAATTCTTTGGTAAAAGGTAGTCCTAGTGGCGAAGTGGAGTTTGCACGAGAGAACTACAGAAGAGCAAGCGAGGATAAATCGTGGCAGAAGTAACAATGGAAAGATTTCTACGGTGGAAGATACTTCCCCGTCTGATGATGATTGGGATGTCGCTATCGGCTTGGCGGGTAGTGGAGTGGTTTATGTCACTACCGGAACCAACAAGTCAACAAGCAGCACTAGTAAGTGTAGTCACGGGGGCCATGACAGGTGCATTTGCGGTTTGGATGGGGCATGAAAAATGAAATATCGTAGAGAAGACTTTATTGAAAAACTAATTAAACACGAAGGTCTACGCCTTGAAGTTTACAAAGATTCACTAGGAATTGATACCATTGGTATTGGACGTAACCTAGAAGACCGTGGCATTACGCCAGCAGAACTGGAGTGGATGGATATCCCTAATATGGCAGTTGTTCATACTATGGGTATCTCCGAAGCTGATGCCATGTATCTAGCAGGGAATGACGTGCAGATAGTCGAAGAGGAACTTGTGAGAGCGCACCCTTGCGTTGACAAGCTAGACGCTGTACGTCAACTTGTAGTCATGGACATGGCATTTAATATGGGTGTACCAAGACTTTGTAAATTTAAAAAAATGTGGGCAGCTATCCACGAAGAAAATTATCCTACTGCAGCAAAAGAAATGCTTGACAGCAGGTGGGCAGTTCAGGTAAAATCGCGTAGTACAAAGTTAGCCCATGCTATGCATCATGGAGAGTTTAGTGGCTAGACAGCTAACAGCAAAACAACAAGTATTTTTGAATGCGCTTTTTGATGAAGCAGGAGGTAGCGTAATCTTAGCTAAAAAGATTGCAGGTTACTCTGACACAAGTTCTACATCTGAAATTGTAAAAGGATTGAAAGAAGAAATACTAGAAGCTACACAGCTATACATGGCACGTAATGCACCACAGGCTGCAGTTGCTATGGCAGGTGCGTTGATGGACCCGACTGAACTTGGCATTCGTGATAAGATGGTTGCCGCCAAAGAACTGCTTGACCGCACAGGTCTGGTGAAGACAGAGAAGATGCAGGTAGAAGCAAGCGGCGGTGTTATGCTTATGCCACCTAAAGCTATTATAGAGGAGGATGACTGATGGGATTAGGAAAAGCTGTAAGAAAAAACATGGATGCTATCAAGTATCGCCGTACTGCAGAAGGGAAAGAAGAAGCCAAGGCCCGTAAAGCACATAATAAAAAATTCTATCCTGATTTGGATAAAAAAACTAAAAGACATCTACGCTTTGCTCGTATAGATGCGGATGCTAAAAAGACACGAATGGGCCATACGGACTATAGAAGTAGTGGTACTACTCTTTCTACAACTAATAAATAAGAAAACAAATGAGTAGAAGCATAGGTAAATGGAAACTACCACAGCCAACAGACATTAAAGAAGAAAACGAATGGGTGCAGATACCTCGCATTGCAAGGACTGTACCTTTCGGCTATAAGCAGAACGAACAAGACCCCGACATTCTTGACCCAATACCAACAGAACTTGACCTGCTAGAAAAAGCTAGGTCGCACGTAAATCAGTATAGTTATCGTGAAGTAGCTAACTGGCTTAGTACAAATACAGGCAGGTCTATCTCACATGTAGGATTAAGAAAGCGGTTACTAAATGAGCGACAGCGTAAGAACCAAGCTAAAAGCCTCCTCAAGTGGGCAGAATATGCGGAAACGGCAATCGCCAAGGCGAAAGCCATCGAAGAAGAAAGAACAGGCGCAAAAGCCAACAGTTGAAATAAAGTCTGTAGAGTACGAGACACAGGCAATTGAAGAGACAGCTAACGTACTGTTCAAGCCAAACCCCGGACCACAGACGGACTTTCTAGCTGCAGCAGAACGAGAAGTACTATACGGTGGAAGTGCTGGTGGAGGTAAATCCTACGCCATGCTGTCAGACCCACTACGTTACATGGGGCATCCCGCATTTAGTGGATTGCTCTTGCGACACACCACAGAAGAACTAAGAGAACTGGTATTCAAGTCGCAGGAGTTGTACCCAAAAATCTGGCCCGGTATTAAGTGGTCAGAGCGAAAGATGCAGTGGACTGCACCATCTGGCGCAAGGTTGTGGATGTCATACCTCGACAGAGATGATGATGTCTTGCGTTATCAGGGTCTAGCATTTAGCTGGATAGGGTTTGACGAATTGACCCAGTGGGCCACACCATATGCATGGAATTACATGCGGTCACGTCTACGGTCCACTGCACC